GTCCTAATGTGACTTCGCCTGAGCAATGGGCTATGGCACGGGTCAATAATTTCCTTCGGGCTATCCGCAACGGTAAGTTCCGCTCTGGCAAGCACGATACAGACCTCCTCCCATCTAAGCATCCTATGGCATCTGGTAAGGTCGAAAAAGCCGAATACCAAGGTCGTCAGGTTGAACTCGACAAGCCCTTCCGTATGCCTGCTGGGTCTTCCAAGAAGTTTGGCGTCTATGTCAAGTCTGGTGACAAGGTTAAGAAAGTTACCTTCGGTGATCCCAATATGGAAATCCGCCGTGACGATCCTGACGCTCGTAGGAATTTTCGTTCTCGACACTCCTGCGATGCCGCCACAGATAAGACAACTCCCCGCTACTGGTCATGCCGCATGTGGGAAGAAGGAACCTCGGTCTCTGAAATGACTTCCAAGGCGGATGTTCAGATCGAAGGTCAAATCCTCAAACAAATGGACGAAGAGCGTCTGGCCTTTGGTTGGGCTTACGTCTCTACCGTCAATGGTGAAGTTAGTCTGGATCACAGTGGTGAGTTCATTCGCCCAGATCAGATTGCTAAAGCCGCTACCAACTTTATGCTTTCCATGAGAACCGCCAAGGCTATGCACACTGGTGAGAAGATCGGGGAAGTTGTCCATTCCATGCCCTTGACTAACGACATTGCAAAGGCATTGGGTATCCAGTCGGACCGCGAAGGCTGGGTAATCGCACTGAAAGTTTATGACGATCAAGTGTGGCAAGATGTTAAGAGCGGTAAACTGGCTGCGTTCTCGATTGGTGGACGAGCCTTGAAGGAGATGGTGTAATGCCCACCGAACTCGTAAACTTGGAACTTGAGGAAGTTTCCTTGGTCGATATGGGTGATGACCCACTCGCTAAGGTTGCTCTCTACAAGCGCAGCCCGGAAGGGGAACACATGGATAACGAAACTCAAGAAGAAGCCATTGAGAAAGTCGCGGATGACGAGACTACTGAAAAAGGCTACATGAAAGAAGAAAAGAAGATCGAAATCGAAGTTGATGGTGAAGACGACGAAGACGATATGATGGAAGACGAAATGGAAGGCAACAAGAAGCCTACCCGTAAGTCTTGGAAAGCAGAAGCTCAAGCCTTTGAAGAAGTCAATAAGATGCTTCTGGAAGAGATTGAGACCTACAAAGCTAAGATCAACGAACTTGAAGCAGAAGCTATCGAAAAAGCCAAGCCGCAAGAGGAAATGATTGAAGTTGAGGGTGAGATGATTGCCAAGTCGGCTGTCCCTGCCCCGATCCTTAAAAAACTAGAAGAGATGCAAAAGGCTGCTGAAGTCGAAGCACTCCGTAAACGCGCCGAAGAGGTACTCCCGAACTTTAAGGGTACTGCTGATGAGCGTGGTAAACTGTTGAAGTCTGTAGGCGCTGACGAAAGCCTGCTTGCACTTCTTAAGGCTGCTGACGCTGCTTTTGCTGGTGTCTATCAGGAAGTCGGGAAGACCGATGCAGAGAACGACCTGAAATCTGCCGCCGAAAAGCTGAAAGACCTTACGAAAGCCTATCAAGCTGAAAAGGGAGAAAAAGACTTCCACAAGGCATATGCAGCTATTGTTAAAACCGCTCAGGGCCGCGCCCTCGTGCTTGAAACCTACAAGAATTAATAAGGAGCCTTAATTATGGCATTTACGGAACGTATGGCTACCCGCACCTACACCTCGGGTTCGGCTATTGCTCAATTCACCTTTGTCTCGCTGGCCGCTGATGGTCAGGTGGACAACACCTCTGCTAACGCTCGTACCGATGGTGTGGCTCTGATGGCTGCTGCTGGCGCTAACGAAGCTATCACGGTTGCCTACGATGGTCGTGTGACTGTCCTTGCTGGTGGCACCATCAACCGTGGCGCTGCTGTTGCTGTCGGTTCCTCGGGCAAAGCCAAAGCTGCTGCTTCGACCAACGTGATCGTGGGCTACGCTCTTGAAGCTGGTGTTGACGGTCAGATCATCACGATTGAACTGTCGCGCGCTGATAACGCCGCTGCCTAATCTAGTTTAAGAAATAAGGAATACTTAATATGGCTATGCTGACTCCGAGCGCCGTTCATATCGACGCCCCGCTTACCAACCTGACGATTGCCTTCCTGCAAGACGCCAACGGCTTTATCGCCGACCGTGTGTTCCCGAAGGTCTCGGTTGCTAAGAAAACCGACAAATACTACATCTACAACCGTGCCGACTTCAACCGCACTGGTCAGGTGCAGGCTCGTGCGCCCCGTACCCAAGCTCCCCGCGTTGGTATGACCCTCTCGACCGACACCTACTCGGCTGACGTGTACTCGCTGGCTACGGACTTCGACTTCCAGACCCTCGCTAACGAAGATGCCGCTCTGGACATCCGCGCTGCTGGCGCTCAGATGCTGACCCACCAACTCCTGATCGACCGTGAAATCAAGTGGGCTAACACCTACTTTGCTGGCGGTGTCTGGGGTACGGACTGGGATGGTGTTGCCTCGTCGCCTTCGGCTACTCAGGTTATCCAGTGGTCGGACTACACGAACTCGACCCCGATTGCTGACGTTACCAAGATCATGCGTACCGTGCAGCTTAAGTCGGGCGGCTTCAAGCCCAACGTGATGGTTGTTGGTAAAGAAGTCCGTGACGTTCTGGTCAACCACCCCACGATCCTTGCCCGCCTGAATGGTGGTGCTACCGTGACGAACACCGCTCTGGTGACGGATGCCAAACTGGCTGAAATCTTCGGTGTGGAAGAGTTCATGGTCATGGAAACCGTGAAGAACACCGCTGCTGAAGGTCTGACCGAATCGAATGCGTTCATTGGTGGCAAGCTGGCTGGCTTCTACTACCGTCCGCGCTCGTCGGGCCTGATGATCCCCTCGGCTGGCTACACCTTCACTTGGGACGAACTGGAAAATGCCTCGGGCCACGGTATCGCTATCAAGTCGTATCGCGGTGACTATCTGGCTATCGACGGTGTTGCTGAAGTTCTGGAAGCCAATCTGGCCTACGACCACAAGGTTGTGTCGGCTGATCTGGGTGCCGTTATCGACAGCGTTATTGCCTAATAACTAAAGTAAGGAGTGGGAGAGATGACCCGACCGTTTCTCCCCTTCTTCAATCCTTCCCGTCCAGTGTTTGTCAAACAGAATGGCATCCAACTGGCGGGTAAGGTTTGGAAGAAGGGCGAAAGATTTAACTGGGAGTTCTTTGGAACCCCACAGGATGTTATCCAACAGTTGTTCTTCAACGATATGCTTCAACACAACGAAGAGCTTGAAGAAGTAGCTGCTAAGAAAGTTTCCATTGGCGATGGTCTTGAGGAATACTCGGTTGACCAACTACACCTTCTTGTAGCCAATATCAATGGTAAGGTGAAGGCCAAGACAAAGAATAGCACAGAGTTCATGCAGAAGAAGTGTGCCACCAGTAAGATTAAGGATAAGCAGATTGGTCTTATTCGTAGGTGGCGAATTTCATACGGTGAACTAGAAAACTAATCCTATGAGGCGAACACATGAGCTGGTCTTACTCCGCAAGTGATTTGAATACGACTACCAGTTCAGGCAGGATCAACACGGTTCGCCTTCTTGTAGGTGACACAGATACCACTGACCAACTGGTCCAGAACGAAGAAATTACCTTTGCACTCGGCCAGACTGGTGATAACGTCTATTACGCTGCTGTGTGGATTTGTAGGGCTATCGCTGCTAAGTTCAGCCGTATGGTCACTACCACCCTTGATGGTGCCTTGAGTGCCAACTACAGCGATAAAGCAAAGCAGTATAACCAACTCGCCATTCAGATCGAAGCCCAAGGCAAAAAGACCTCTGGTAAAGCTCTTGGTATCTCTGCTGGTGGTATCTCTGTAGCTGCAATGGAAGTCGCCAACTCTGATCCTGACCGTGTGAAGCCTGCTTTCAGTGTCACTCAGTTTGATAACGTAGAGGCGGGAGAACAGTTCATTCCCGATGAACCCAATGGCATTTGATCCCTACACTCTGCGTCAGATGATTAAGGAGCATGGGATAGCCCTCACGCTTCGTAAGAGAGCCGCTGGTGCGTATAGTGATGCCACGGGTACTGTGACCACC